ATTGACTTGTTTCTGTTAAAATTTGTTTTAAACTTAGATACAATGAAATGAAACTCTTACCAGTTCCTGCAATTCCATGAAGCATAAGGTTTCTACCTTGATTATATGCATCGAATGAAATTTTTTGGTTCTGTGTAAGAGGTTCGAAATTCTTCAATATAAAATTTATCTTTTCTTGATTGGAATGATGTGCTCCATTTTGTCTGAGAACTCTTTTTTGTTTCCTTGTTAAACGTTCCTTATTCTCTTCCATCATTATCCTTTAATGTGTATTGATGGTACTCCTAGTCAGCCCCTGAGAGTGTTTCTTCTTCATATCTTTAAGAAGGTCGCGAAAACCATTATCAGGTTTTCGCATACCACGACCAGAAGAAATAGATGGCGCACCATTTACTAATTGCGTTATTTGTGGATTATTTTTCAAATAGTCATCTAAAGCTGAGATACTCATAAAGTCCTCGTGCTCTTCGCCAGTGTCATTATTAAGAAATTTATATGTTGGCATTATCTTCTTTCATTTTCGTCAGGCCAACTGTCTTCATCAGCCATCTCATCATAGATATTATCGTAAACATATTCATCTTCGTCTTCAATAAGCGCCGATATATCTTTGGTTTTCAAAGCTCTATCAACTCTTTTTTCAGTTTTTCTTTCAAGATAGTTAGATCTTACAACAAAGTTTTCGTGTTCATCATCATAGTGATCATTCTTACGAAATTTTTTGAATTGGTTCTTACTCATTGATTAATCCTGGAAGCCCTTCTGTTACATGTTGAATGGTAATACCCTTATATGGAAGTTTTTTGTCTTTTACAGCACAAAGGAGTTTAGCATCTTTTGGATCTACATTCTCGAGCAAACTAACAAACATTTGCTCTCTTTTATTCTGAGGAAGATCATCATGAAATCCCTTAACAAAATACTGCATCATTCTTGCTTCTCTGATAAGCACATGTTCCAAATCAACAAGATCATTAGGTTTATACGGAGGTTCGCCTTCAGGAAGAAGAAATTCAACCTTTGGATCAAAAACTGCCTGTAAAATCACACGTAAAACGAAGCTATCATTTGCTTTAATAGCATCAATCTTTTCTTGAGTTCTTTTTAGCTTACTTACCTTTTCAAGAAATTCTGCCACACTAACTTGCATTAAAATTCTCCAATCGATTCCATCAAATTTTTAAGTTTATTAACAATAAAATAATTCATAAGTTTATCACGACCTTTTGATACTTGCGATTCAAATGACTCTATAATCTTTTCTTGAACTGTTTTAGGTATCATACTTAGGTCAATCAGTTGTTTATTTCTCATATAATTACGAAAAGATGGGTGATCAAATTTACCATCCAAACCAAGTTCAATGAACGCATCAATTTTCTTTTGCGTCATAGGTTTTTGACGTTCGCCAACAACAAAACAATTATCAGAAGAAAGTATGTTAGGAACTCCATCACCACTGTCTCCCTTGAGGATATGTTCAGCAAGATAATGGTCAGGATTATTGTGCGTAATAAACTTCTTACGTACAGGGTCATACTGCTTAACATTATCATACTTATGAAGCTGAATAAAGTCTTTATCGCCAGACAGAATTAAAAAACCTTCTGGTGCGATAACGTCATTAACAAGAGTCGCAATGATGTCATCCGCCTCGGCAGATTCAATATCAATAACCTTGTAGGGGAAATATTCTTTAATTTCAGCACGAATCTTGTTCATGCATTCGAAAATCGATTTCCAGTCCATTTCGGACTTTTCTTGAGCCTTCTTGCGGTTCGCCTTATAATAGGGGAACAACTGCTTGCGCCAGTAGTTGGTGTTATCGCATGCGATCACCATTTCACCAAATTCATCACCAAACTTTGTTTTATAGGAACGAAGGGAGTTAAGAACCATATGTCGAACCATATTCTCTTCGATCTTAGCATTTGTATGGTTACCAATTTGCATCATAAGATTAGACAACATCACCTGACTAAAGTCAACAATAATCACATTTCACCTTTATTTTGTGTCATTCTTCAAGTTTATTTCTAGTAAGTCAACTATTCTAAGAGCTCCTTCTTCCTCCTCATCAGGAACGAAGATATTATCAGCAACTCTTTGGAAAGGATGATAAATCCCATAGTAGCTACACATCAATGATCTTAGAGATTCTACAATGAAAGCTCCTTCTTTTATATCTTCTTCATCAGTTTCTTCAGGAAAATTAAATCCTGATACTTCAAGTTGATTAAAAATCAAAGGAGCTATATTAGAGATCGTTTCTTGGATATGGTAATGTCTTGCTATGTTGATGCTATTCTGAACTTCTTCGATCGAAGTATTTCTAGAATCTAAAACTTTTGGATTGTTTTTCGGAAAAACAATCACATTATTAGCATCTATAACATCACTGTTATTTTTTTTCATAAGATTTATTATACCTTAATTGGATAATTTGTCAATCATTATATTTAGGCTATTAAACCTTGTATGTGAACATTTGTTTTGGTTTTCCACGAGACTCTACAGTTGGATATTGTACCAATAGCTCCTGCAACATATTTTCCCATCCAGACTTGATTCTGTTAATATTAAATCGACTGTCTGCAAAAATTTTGTTAAATGATACAATATTTGTATGATTGTTGTCTCTAACAATTTTAATAGCATTGTCCAAATAACCTGCGAAAATAGAAGCATGATTAGTCTTACTATCATAGTCCCCATGGTACATGATATTTAGACCACCTGATGTGTCTGAAAGAGCTCCATAATTTGGATGTACACAGAGCAATCCAGCACTCATAGCTTCAATAACTGCTCTACAAGCTGTTTCCATCCAAATAGATGGATATGCGTGTATATGGCATTTGTTTAACTGCGAACGCAATTCATTATGAGGAACAAATCCGTGATATGTCATCTGTGGATGATTTTGAATTTCGCTATACAATGATTCAAACTGTTTATCTGCATCATCCCAACCATAAATCTTAAAACTCGAATAAACTTCGAGATGAATATCGGGATTTGTTTCTGCTAACTTTTTGAACACAGGAACAAGAATTTCAAGACCACGTTGAGGTGTAGATGTATATGCGATCCTAATCTTATCATTAGATTTCATTTCAAATACATTCGATGGCGCTGGCTCGAACCCATGTTCCAAAACAATCGATTTCTGATTATAAGGAAATCCATGAATTAATTGCGCACGATTATACTGCCAATTACTAACAAATACAAACTTGTGGAAATTATCTCTGAAAGTTTTTTCTTTAAACTGCTTAGATTCAGGATCCTCAGGAAGATCATGACTCCAAAAAATTCGAATTTTATCCATTTCAAGTTCTCTTGGACGAGAACAAATAATTTGAAAATTATCCAACAAATCTTTATCAATTAAAGATGCAAGATTACGTTTAGCTAATTCTGTTCCACCATTAGAATTAATTGAAATTTCATTTTCTTCAAATCCACTCACTGTCCACGTTCCTTCTCAGTTGCCTTGGCATTAAGATAATTCATTACGTTCTCAGGAGATGAAAGTCCATATGGATCTTGCTCTGCATTATCCTGATAACCTGCTTCTTCAAACATGGCTTCGATAATACCATCATCGACGATCATAGCATATCGCCACGAACGGGAACCAAAACCAAGATTGTGTTTACGAACAAGCATACCAAACTTGGATGTAAACTCGCCATTACCGTCAGGAATAACCTTGATGTTTTTAATTTCCTGATGCTTCGCCCATGCGTTCATAACAAAAGCATCGTTCACTGACATACAATAAATTTCGTCAATGCCATGAACTTCTTGGAACTCATTATACATCTGTTCGAAGCCAGGAAGCTGGAATGTAGAACATGTTGGGGTGAAGGCACCGGGAAGCGAAAAAAGAATCACACGCTTACCAGCAAAATAGTCGGCAGTTGTCATATCCTGCCAACGATAAGGATTTGGTCCTTCAATAGACTCATCACGAACGCGAGTTTTGAATGTCACATCAGGCACACGAGTACCGACATAATTAACAACATAATCAACCATAATAAAACTCCAATTAAGCCTGTCGAGTTAGATAGTTAGGACGAACATACTTAGCACCAAAGAATTTCTTGACAAGATTGATGACAACCTGATCATCGTATTCCTTACAAGAGAATACGTCGAGATACATTGCATTGCCGCCCATACCGTCGTCAGGAACGAAATGAGCGCAGATGTTGCTAGTTTCGATGAGCTGAACGAGAGTGTAGCCAGCCTTGTTACCAGATCCAAAGTTTACGATCTGTGGTTCGCCATAAGCAACCATGTCAATATCCTTGACGAGGGTTTTGACGAACGAGTAGATCGTATGGTAACTTGTGATTGCAGTGTTATCAAGTTCTGCACAATCCAGAACGAGATGATATCCCCAGTATGCCATATTATTTCCCTTTCAAAGATTTAGACTTGTGGATGAATTGAAACTTCTTTTCCTCTGGCCAATCTTTGAGATAATCATTATCTTCGTGAAAGAGGCGCAGATATTCTTCTTTATTAATCTCTCGGTGAGAAATATCCATCTCACCAAGATGACATTGACTCATCTCTTGGACAATTCCAGGAACAAGAACAACGTCTTCTACTGCACAGATATTATCGGCATCGTCAGGAAGTTCAACAACATAACGATGCCGAAACTGTGAAAGAGTTTCGACCAAAACCAATTTAGACATTAGTAGTTACCATTAATATCTTCAACATAAAGGACAGAATCAATACGAAAAGATCGCCATCCACCCTTTTCCATATCCCATGCAGAAATAACATCTTTATTTTCTTTATGGAAATCTCGTTCTACAGTTTCTTCAGAGATATATGTAGCAGGAAGAAGATCTTTACGAAGAGTACATTTCATAATTCTGTGTTCGCCATTTACCTTAGTAAATGAAATGCGCATCACATTCTGTCGAAGATCATCAAGAATAACATCACGTTCATACATTACATATTTCCTTCATTTAGTAGTTTCTTTGTACTGTTAGCTTGTTCATTCAATTGTTCTGCAAGTTGTGTATATCCACCGATAAAAAATCCATCTATAACAATAACAGGAAAGGATTTAGCTTCTGAATACTTCTCCAGTAAAAATTCTCGTGTAAAATCAACATTAAGTTTATGTTCTACAAATGGAATTTGTAGATCACGCATAAGGTTTTTAGCTCGATCGCAGTATACACAATTTTCCTTTGAGTAAATTTCAATCATGACAAACGACTTTCCCAGTAAGCATCGATATCCAATGGATCATCTGGATCGTATCCATAAAATATCATATCAATCGTTACAAGGTCTTCAAGAGTAAATTGCATTGTGTTCTCCTATTACAAATTTATTATACCTTATTTTGGTACAAATGTCAAATAACTTTTACATATGAAGCTTTGTAAATTCCTTTTTCAAAAAGTTCGAATCCATTCTGGAAAAGAATTGATTCTATCTGGGCGTCATGATCGTACATCCAAATATCATCATAAACAAGCATCGAACCAATATTACACTTGTCTATGAAAAACTCAGTTTCTTCTACTGCAATCTCATTAATATGAGGTCCGTCGAAAAATACGAGTGCATATTTATTTTCAATTTTCTTAAATTCATTATAAACTGGAACGCCATCAGAATATCTATTGAAAAATTCTGTATCTTCAAGACAGAAAAAAGTAAAATTCAATCCAGCCTTATATGCATAATAATAAAGAGAAGGAATAGTTTGATTACGCATATCATTGTCGTAATCATGCTTAATATTTTGTATAATTGTTTTGGATTCTGGATCACCGTCTATTTGAAATTTATTAGGTTCATTAATAGTCAAACTCAAATTAGTTTGTGGATATTCAATATTACCATATGGATCAATACAAAACATTGAACGATTTGTATCTTCATTAGATACCAAAGAATCAATAATAAACTTTGTCGATCCACCACGACGTGTTCCAATTTCTAAAATAGCGCCATCAACGCCCTTGATTTTCAAGGCTGCATTTGATAGAATATCATATTCTTGCGAATCAGGTTGAAAAATATCATCATTAAATCTAATCACACCCATTATATATCTCCTTATACTGCTTTTCTATAGCCTAAAACTTTTCCTGATGGAAAGTAACCAACTTGTACACTATGATCTGTGTTACCACCAAAAACTTTTACATACTGAATACCATCATACCATTGATATCCCATAAAAAATCCTACATGTCCTGCCCAACCACCATGTCCCCTGCTCAACACAACAATGTCTCCTTCTTCTGGATCTTTAGTTTTGATACCCCATGCAAGAAATGATCTTGCTGCTAAACTTCCGGTAGTATTGTAACCTTTACGATTTAGTATCGCATTGGCAAATGCAGCACACCAAGGAATACGGGCGGGGTCAATTGGTTGAACCTTATTATCAGCAAATAATTCTTTTAATTCTTGTTTATTATGTTTAACAGTTTTACCTTCCCATTTTTTAGCCTCATCTATAACTGAAGTATCATTTACTCCAAAACATAAAATAAAACAATGTTTATCAGAAACCTCAGCAACTTGAATATCAAGTGGATGTTCCAACAATTTGTTACGTAAAAAAGGGTTTTTTTCTGCTGCTACCTTTAAAGGTTTTCTTTTATATTTATGATGTTTTTTAACATGGTGATATTTGTGAGCTGGTTTAGCATATAATGATGTTGGTGTTATTAACCCTAATGCAACTGCTACTGTTGATAATATTTTATACATCTATTTTCTCCTATTAAGAATTTCGATGATTAATTTAGCAGTACCACTATGGAAAAACCCTAATGCTTTTGCTCCACCAATTGAAACATCTAATTCTCTATTTCTAACGAATGGACCTCTGTCATTGACAACAGCCTCAATACTATTACCATTTTTAACATTCGTTAATTTTAACATCGTACCAAATGGGAGAGTACGATGAGCTATACTATATTTATTAGGATCAAAATTCTTACCAGCAGCAGTTATTCTACCCTTTTTATACCATGATGCTGTGCCATGATAAGGTTCTGCATTGGCAATGCAACTGAACAATATCATGGCACAACTAATTATTCGTATCACTTCTTTTTCTTACCCTTTAAACGACGAGCCTTACGTTTTGCAGATCCAATCTTACGACGACCCTTGCGAGGACGATTCTTATTCGGG